GGCGCAGGCATAAAAGGTATAAAATACTTTGACGCTAACAGTCGTAATGCAAAGTATGGCTCTCAAAACTTTATACCTTTTCGTGCGGAAGACTTTAAAATTCAAGAGATAAACGATATTCCAATAGAGCAATGGTATGCAAAAGGTTTATTAGAGAGACCAATGTCTGCCAAAGATCAGGCTAAAGCTGCATGGGAAGCAAATCCAGAAAACAGAGAATTGTATGAAGCCTATAGGAAACTTCGCCTCGGCGAATAATGTTGTAAAATAACAACACTTACCGAACAACCATAAGGATTCGGACATGGAAGAACATAAACTAGGCGAAAATACGCAAAACAGAGGCAACGCGGGCAAGGGAAGGCCCGCAGGAAGCGTTAACAAGTCCACAGCGGCTGTCAGAGAGGCTATCGCTAAGATGGCTGAGGACAACGCCGAGAACTTCGCCACATGGCTTACAGCCGTTGCTGCGGACAACCCAGACAAGGCTTGCGATATTTACTTAAAGGCGATTGAGTACCATATTCCCAAACTTGCGCGGACTGAGGTTGCGGGCGATGCTAACCAGCCAATTCACCATGTATTCGGATGGATGAAGTAACCCAAGAAGTAATCATTCCCTACAAACCTAGGGAGCAGCAGTTACAGATTCACGACCTGATGGACAATAACCGCTTTGTAGTTGCGGTATGCCACAGAAGATTTGGGAAGTCTGTAATGGCTATTAACCATCTTATTCGTGCGGCCCTCATGTGTGAGAAGCCAAACCCAAGATACGCCTACATCGCCCCAACTTATACACAGAGCAAAAGAATCGCTTTTGACTACCTAAGAGAATACACGCGGGTTCTCAATCCAGAGGTGAACATCTCAGAACTCAGGGTGGACTTTTACGGAAGGCGCATAAGTCTTTACGGTGCGGACAACCCAGATTCCCTCCGAGGTATTTACTTAGACGGGGTGGTGCTAGACGAGGTGGGCGACATGAACCCTAAAGTCTGGAACGAGGTGCTAAGACCTGCTTTGGCTGACCGACAGGGTTGGGCTTTGTTTATTGGAACACCTAAAGGCGCGAATCACTTTAAGGACTTCAAAGATCGTGCGGCAACCGAGCCTAATTGGGCCGCAGTAGACTTTAAGGCTTCAGAGACAGGCTTACTTCCAATAGAGGAACTAGACGCAGCCCGTAAAGAGATGGGCGAAGATAAGTATATGCAAGAGTTTGAGTGTTCATTTTTTGCTGCTGTCGAGGGTTCTTACTACGGCCCGATCATAAACGGTCTACCAATCGAGCGATTCACAGAGTTTGCGCGGGATGACTTGCTTAAGACTTACACAGCTTGGGACTTAGGAGTTGGAGATTCAACCGCAATCTGGGTAGCTCAGGTCATGGGCAAAGAGGTAAGGTTAATAGACTACTTTGAGAACCACGGTGTAGGGCTAGACAACTATGTGCGGTGGATCAAGGACAACAACTACGAGAAGGCTGAACATATCCTTCCTCACGACGTAGAGGTAAGAGAGCTAGGAACAGGCCGCTCTCGTAAAGAAGTGTTGCAAGAACTAGGGCTAAGTATTACAGTATGTCCTAGATTGGGGGTTGACGATGGCATACAATCTGTGCGAAGAATCTTGCCGGACTGCTGGTTTCACCCCAAAGTAAAGCAAGGACTAGACTGCCTTAGAAACTACAGACGAGAGCATGACGAAAAGCGCAATGTTTATTACGACAAACCACTTCACGACTGGTCATCTCACGGCGCAGATGCGTTCCGATACCTTGCGGTCGGTATGAGTACAACTTCTACTTGGTCTAAGCCTCTCCCCCAAAATATAAAGTGGATCGTATAACATGAAAATGCCTGACGAAACCCTAAAGGGGATAATCGAGAATGAGATTGATTCTTCGCTCGGCTATGTTCAGACCGAGACGACAGAATCCCGCAGGAAGGCTCTAGAGTTCTACCAAAGAGACCCTTATGGCAACGAGGTAGAGGGGCGGTCACAAATTGTTACCGGCGAGGTTGCAGAGGCGATAGACGGTGCTTTACCTCAACTACTTAGAATCTTTACACAGTCTGATGAAATCGTGCGGTTCGAGCCTAAAGGCCCCGGCGATGAAGAAAAGGCTAAACAGGCTACGGAATACTGTAACTGGGTGCTGAACAACGATAACCAAGGCGTTATCATTTTTCATAATTGGTTTAAAGACGCTCTTTTACAAAAGAACGGCATTGTTAAGGTTTGGTGGGAAGACCAGACGGATGTAACCAAAGAGAAGTATTACAACCTTTCCGAAGAAGAACTTGCGATGCTTCTGTCTGACGGACAGATGGAGGTCGTAGAGCAAGAGCAGACGCAGATCGGTGAGGTTCCCATCCCGCCAGATCCTATGCTGATGCAGCAGGCGATGGCGATGGGTATGCCGCCGTCCCCGCCTCAGATGCAGCCGATCTTTTCTTACGATGTAAAGGTTAAGAAGATCGACAAAAAGGGTTGCGTAAAGATTGCCAATGTGCCGCCTGAAGAATTCTTGGTAAGCAAAAGAACAACCGTCTTGGCTGAGACACCTTTTGTAGCCCACCGTAGGCTTGTAACCCGTTCAGAGTTGGTTGCAATGGGGTTCGATAAGGACTTGGTAGATACGCTTACAGTCTATGACGACCTGACTTACACGCCTGAGAGGGTTGCACGGTTTTCTCGTGGTGAGCAGCCTGACGACGTGTCTCTGGACAAGTCCATGCAGGAGGTAGAGACCTTTGAGTGCTACATTAGGACAGACGTAGACGGCGATGGCATTGCCGAACTCCGCAAGGTTTTCTATGCGGGTTCAGAAATCCTAGAGAACGAGGAGTGTGACTACATTCCGTTCTGCTCTATCACACCTATCCCAATGCCGCACAAGTTCTTTGGGCAGTCACTTGCGGACAGGGCGATGGATCTTCAGCTTATCAAGTCCACGATTACCCGCCAGATCCTAGACAACCTTTACTTATCTAACAACGCACGAGTAACGGCTGTAGAGGGTCAGGTCAACCTAGACGATTTGCTGTCTGTGGCTCCGAACTCAGTCGTGCGGGTCAAGAATCCTAATGCGGTCAATCCTCTTACAGTCCCGATGGTTGCGGCTCAAGCCTTTCCTATGCTCGACTATATGGATCGGGTACAGGAGAAGCGTACGGGCGTTACAGGGACTTCTCAGGGCTTAGATCCCAATGTCTTACAGAACACCACAGCGACTGCCGTGGCAATGATGCAGAACGCTGGTGCGGCTAAGGTTGAGCTTATCGCCCGTGTATTTGCAGAGACGGGCGTAAAAGACCTGTTTAAGTGCATCCTTCATTTAGTCTGCAAGTATCAGGACAAGGAAAGAATCATCCGCCTGCGGGGTAAATTCGTTGCTATCGATCCTCGAGAGTGGTCTAACGAGTACGACTTATCCACAAACGTGGGTCTGGGTACAGGAAACCGTGAGCAGCAGTTGTCTATGGTTGCGATGATTCTTGAGAAGCAAGAGGCAATCCTTCAGCAGTACGGCCCGGGCAATCCTCTGGTTTCCGTGGGTCAGTACAGGTCAACCCTTGGGCGGTTTATCGAGGCTGCGGGCTACAAGGATTCCTCGGAATTCTTCAAAGAGGTTACGCCTGAGATTGATGCTCAGTTGGCCCAACCTAAACCACCAGAGCCAAGCCCAGATATGCAGATGATTCTTCAGCAGAGCCAACTCCAGCTAGAGACGCAGAGACAGAAGGCTATGGCTGATATTGAGCTTGCTAGAGAAAAGGCTGCGGCAGATATACAATTAGCACGAGAGAAGGCTGCGGCTGAGATTCAGTTAGACAGGGAAAAGGCTCAGGCCCAGATTAGTCTTAAAGAGCAACAATTCACAGCAGATGCCACCTTAAAGTCAGCCAAGGTGGGTTTAGACGCGATAGACGCGATGAGAGGTTAATCATGGCAGAACCATCAAGAGAACCAATTCAGACATTTGTAGATCCGCAAACAGGGGCTTTATATTATGACCGACCAGCTCCTTTTGGCCCGACCAACTTTGAGCAAATATACGGCCTTAATTTGTCTCAAGGCCCAGAAAGAGTTTATTTAAACAATTTTGGTCAACAAATGCCAAGCCAGATTCAGCCAACAAAAGTGACTGCGCCAGTTGTTTCTCAGTTGTTTGAACCTATGAATATGCAAAACATGGGCGGGCAAACTGCGCCCATGGGAAATGCTGGTGTATCTCAGTTTTTAACTGGGCAAATGGCAATTCCTATGCAGTTTGGCGTAGACCTTCCTGCTTACGAAAGCACACCTTTTGTGCCGGGTGACTTTGCGGCGTTTATGGCAGCACAAGGAAGCGCAAACAAGAATCTTGCGAAGTCAAACGTCTCTATCCCTGTGTTTAATCCAGCAACAGGAACATACACAGCAGTAAAAGCTCCGGGCGTGCCAAAAGGATGAACTCAGAAAGAGCCAAGACTTTATTACAAGACGAGTTCTTTACAGAGCTTGTTGAGAAACAAAAAGCGTTGTATATTAACAACATACTAAACTCTGAGGATGATGCGGTAGATGTGCGGGAACGCACCCTGCTCAAGCTCAGAGGTTTAGAGGAGTTTATAGCGTCACTCGAATCTGTCTCGGTTCAAGACCAAGTAGAGAAGAAACGCTGGAAGATTTTATAAGGAGTCGTAAATGGAAAACAGCAACCCGCAAGGAACTGTTGAGAGTGTAAGTGATGCTGCTGGCGCGTTTTTGAGAATGATGGAACCCGAGGAGCCGCAAGGCCAAGCCGAGGAGGAAATTGCCGAAGTTGAGGATCAAGAACCCGAGCAGATCGAGGAAGCCGAAGAAGAAGTCCAAGAGACCCCGCGTTACCGGGTAAAGACTGGTGATGAGGAAATAGAGGTCGACCTTGATGAGCTTGTCAAAGGCTATTCACGAACATCTGACTACACGAAAAAGACGCAAGCTCTAGCTGAACAACGCAAGGCAGTCGAGGCCGAGCGTTCACGGATAGATGAAGCCGCCAGATTACGAGACCAGTATGCCCAACGGCTGCAAGTGATTGAGCAGATGCTCACACAGCCCGAGGAAGATTTATCTGCCTTAAAAGACCAAGATCCTATTGGGTATGCGGTCAAGATGGCAGAGCGAGTGGAAAAGGAAAGACATCTTGCGGCTGTTCGTGCAGAGCAGCAACAGGTTCAGCACTACCAGCAGGCTGAGTACCAACAACGCTTGCAGTCTGTTTTGTCTTCAGAAGCGGAACGGCTCAAAGCCGCAATCCCGGAATTTGCAGACCAGACAAAGGGCGAATCTGTTAGGAAAGAACTGCGGGACTTTGCGAAGTCTCTAGGGTTCTCAGACCAAGAACTTTCTAATGTGTACGATCATCGTGCCATTGTCACTCTGTATAAGGCAGCGCAGTACGACAAACTGACGAAGGGAAAGGTTCAGACCACTAAAAAGGTCTCTGAAGCACCTCGAATGCTCAAACCCGGAACTACTCAGCCTCGTAATGCAAAAGACGAGCAGTTAGGCAAGCTACGGAAACAACTTTCCAATAGTGGAAAGAAAACTGATGCGGCTAAACTTTTTGAACAATTTTTGTAAAGGAAACTAATCATGGCTGTACCTTCAAATACATTCCAAGCCCATACCGCTATCGGTATGCGTGAGGACTTGAGCGACATGATCTATGACATCTCGCCCAAAGACACACCCATTATGTCGTCTATCGGCAAGTCCAAGGCGACTGCTGTAAACCACGAGTGGCAAACCGATTCTCTGGCTGCGGCTACCACGGCTAACGCACAGGTTGAGGGTGATGACGCTACTGCTGCGGTCATTGCTCCTACCATCCGTTTGGGCAACCGTACTCAGATCGTTGCTAAGACGATTCAGGTATCTGGAACTCTGGAAGCTGTAGACAAAGCTGGTCGTAAGTCTGAGAAGGCTTACCAGTTGGCTAAGGCTTCTGCGGAACTCAAGCGTGACATCGAGACCATCATCACGGCTAACCAAGGCCAGAGTGCTGGTTCGGCAAGCACGGCCCGCACGATGGGTTCGTTGCTGTCGTGGATCAAGACCAACACCAACAAGTCGTCTGGTACGACTGCGGGCGTTGATCCTGTAACCATCGGTGTATCTACTCGCGTAGACGGCACGACCCGCGCATTTACCGAGACCATCCTTAAGGATGTCGTTCAGAAGGTTTATTCTTCTGGCGGCACACCTGCGGCTCTGTTTGTCGGCCCTGCGCTCAAGCAAGTCGTTTCTACCTTTGGTGGTATTGCCGAGACCCGTTATGCCGTTAAGGGTGACGCTCCTACAACTATCATTGGTGCGGCAGATGTCTATGTCTCAGACTTTGGCAACATCAGCATTGTCCCGAACCGCTTTATGCGTTCGCGTGATGCTCTGGTGCTTGATCCTGAGTACGCGGCTCTGGCTTACCTGCGACCCTTCCAGACGAACGATCTGGCTAAGACCGGCGACTCTGAGAAAACTCAGATCCTTGCCGAGCTTACGCTTGAGGTTCGGAACGAGGCAGCTCATGGCGGAGCCTACGATCTCGCTGCATAAAGAGTAAAATACGGGGGAGCAATCCCCCGTATTCTTTTGGAGAGTAGATGAAAAGAGTATTTTCGGTTGATCCGCTTACCAAAACAGCGGACATCGCCACAGACGATGGCGAGGGCGGTCTGATAATTACAACTACTCAAGACTGTACAGACATAGTAGAGAACAACAAAGCCCAGTACGCACAGACAGACGAAAAGACCCGGTACGGTGATTGGGCAAAGGTAGCAAGCATCCCTCTTTCAGTCTTTCAGGAATTAAACAAGCTAGGAATTTGTAAAGGATTTGCGGTTACGGATCAGAAGAAATTTAAGGCTTGGCTAAACGACCCGCAAAATAGATCGTTTAGAACTAGACCGGGAAGGGTGTGATGGGCAAGATTGCGGACAAGATTCAAAAGAAAGGTTTAAAGGTTGCAATCTGTATCCCTTGTAGAGACACTATGGTGGCTTCTACGGCCTTTGACCTTGCGAAGATGGCTGCGTATGACGCAAAGCACAGAAACGGCTCCTTGGCCTTCTATACGGTTTCTACGACCCTTATATTTGACGGTAGAGAGAGACTGGCTGAGGCGGCTTTAAAAGACGGTGCGGATGTGATTCTTTGGATAGATTCGGACATGAGGTTTCCAAAGGACACGATCGACATTATGTTGAGCAGAAATGTGGATGTTTTGGGTGTAAATGCGGTAACAAGACAGAAACCGGCATTGCCAACTGCCAAGAATTTTGTAATGATTGCGGAAGATACGGGATTGTGGAAAAAGGTAGATTCTCGCAACAAAGTTGGGCTAGAAAAGGTAACTGCGGTAGGGTGTGGAGTACAGATGACCCGCAGGGAAGTATTCGAGAAGACGCCTAAGCCGTGGTTTGAGTTTGTAAAGGTTAAGGGAAACCAATGGGTGGGCGAAGATGTCCACTTTTGTATAAAGGCTCACGATGCGGGCTTTTCTACCTTTGTAGACCACGACTTAACTAAGCATATTGGACACGTTGGACAGTACGATTACAGATGGGAAGATGTGGAAGTGATTCCAGAGGAATAAATGGCTCTAGCAAACTACTCAGACTTAAAGACCACGATAGCCAACTATCTGGGTCGGTCTGACCTAACCAGTCAGATCCCAGACTTTATCTCTCTTGCCGAGGTAAGGCTGTCTCGTGCGCTCCGTATCCGTGAGATGCTAAAGACCGTTAATGCCACGATGACCGCAGGCGATTCTACTGTCGGACTTCCTTCAGACTTTTTAGAGATGCGGGACTTGTTTGTAGAAGGAAACCCTCGCATGCCTGTGTCCTATCTGACCCCGTCTAGCTTTACCAGAGATGTGAACTCTAATTACTCTGGAAAGCCTATTTACTACACCATGCGGGGCGTTGAGTTTGAGTTTGGCCCAGTCCCAGACGCTCCGTATGAGCTTCAGATGGTTTATTACGCTAAACCAGACGCGCTTAGTAATACAAACCCGTCTAATGTGTTTATGGCTAAGTGTCCAGATGCGCTGCTTTACGGAGCTTTAGTTGAGGCAGAGCCTTATCTTATGAACGATGCGCGGGCTGAGGTTTGGGCAACCTTGTACAAGAACGCAGTAGAAGACCTGACAGTCTCAGACGATAAAGCTGAGTTTGCGGGTGTCCCCTTATTTATGAAACTTTCCTAGAGGCAATCATGGCAGAATTTTCAAATTATCTCGAGAATAAGCTGTTAGACCACGTTCTAAACAACGTGTCTTACACATCCCCAACCACGACATTTGTGGCTCTATTTACAGACAACCCCGGTGAGGGCGGTACTGGAACGGAAGTCTCTGGCGGCTCTTATGCTCGTCAGGTCTTGTCCGTAGGTGCGGCTTCTAGCGGTGTGTGTACAAGTGATGCGGATGTAACCTTCCCACAATGTACAGCTACATGGGGAACGGTTACGCACATCGGTATCTATGATGCGCTAACTACTGGCAACCTCCTGATGTATACACCTCTGACGACCTCCAAGACGATCGATGTGGATGATATTTTAAAAATTAGCAGCGGAAATTTAACTGTCCAATTGGATTGACAGCATGGCTACGATTGTTACCCGCGCAGGAAAAGGGTCTCCGCTTACTCATGCAGAGGTTGATGCCAACTTTACAAATCTAAATGATGACAAGTTGGAGGTTTCTTCTAATTTATCTGACTTAGATTCTGCAGCTGAGGCAAGAGAAAACCTGCTTCCTTCCTATACAGGAAACGAAGGTAAAGTTCTTGCGGTAAACACGGGCGAAACCGATGTTGAGTGGATTCCTGCTGGTGGAGGGGCATCTTACCCTGACCAGACTGGTAACGATGGGAAGTTTTTACAGACAGACGGAACAGATGTCTCTTGGCAAGCCGTAGATGCATTGCCATCACAAACTGGTAAAAAAGATTACATTTTGTCTACTGACGGAACAAATCCTGTGTGGGTGCAAGATTTTTCCAAACTTAATTTAATGGGTCTATAACATGGCTAAATCTACTGCTCTTAACTTTACGCAAACACTTAAGCTATCTGCTGCGGTTATTACACCAACAGAAACCACAACGGCTCAAACCGTGTTTACTGCTGGCTCAGACGATGCGGTAGTAAAAGCGATCAATGTAGCAAGTACGGATACCGCCGCACGAGTTTTAAGCCTGTTTGTAAATAACGGCTCCAGCGATATTCTGATCGGGCGAGTTAACATACCTGCCAACTCAGGCAACAACGGAACTGCGGCTACGGTGGATTTGCTTGGGGGAACTCTTATGCCAAGTTTGCCGTACGATTCTCAGGGAAAGCGCGTGCTTCCTCTACCCGCAGGTTATATCCTCAAAGCAGGAACTACAACTACCGTTACTAGCGCACAATCTATTACAGTAACCGCTATTGCGGAAGATTATTAAATGCCTGAGAAGTTAAGCCAAGGGCCGCGTATTGGATACGATGCCTCTAAGGTAGGTGCGGGCTTATCCCGTGGCCCGTTCAAAGGTAAAACACTTCCTGCGGCCCCGTGGTCTGGCACATGGCCTGCGCCCGGAGCAACGCTAGACCTAGACTTCGCAAATGACCGTGGATATGTCAGAGGCGTAGGGCAAGGCAGGTCTATGGATGCGGTTACATTTACTAGGGCTTCACTAGGCCGCTATGTAGATCAAGATGGCATTTTGCAAGAAGCTGCTAATAACCAGCCACGGTTTGATTGGGCGAGTACGGCGCAGACTACGCCTACTGCTGGGGCTTATGTGCAGACTACTACGCCTGCAAACTCTTTTAACCTGTTTCAATATTCTGAAGAATTTAACAACGCTGCTTGGACAAAAGTTAACGCAACTATATCACAAGATACTGTTGGTACTGCTGATCCAAACGGAGGAAACACTGCAGATAAATTAATTGAGGCTTCTGATACTTTTCAAGTTCATTTTTTACAATCAACAATTAACACTTTTAGAAGTAGTGAGCAACTCACAATAAGTTGTTATATTAAAGCAGCAGAAAGAACTTGGTGTGCATTAGGAACAGGTGATGGTGTAGCATTTCCCGGAACTGGCGAAGAACGAACTGCATATTTTGATTTGACAAACGGCGTTGTTGGAACTAAAGGCGCAAACATTGATTCTAGCGGAATGGAAAATGTTGGAAATGGCTGGTATCGCTGCTGGATAAAAGACACAACAACCGCTAGTCCCGGCACAAACGGAGTTGCTTATATTCAAACAGCGTCATCTAACGGTGTTCGTCAATATAACGGAAACGGCACAAGCGGAATATACATCTGGGGCGCACAACTAGAGCGTGTTGCCGCTACAACCCCCCTCACCGCCAACCCCACATCCAACGGTCTGCTGATAGAAGAATCCCGCACTAACCGTATTCTGTGGAATAGGGATGCTACGCAGGCACAATGGGTTAAGACTGATGTCACCGCAGCCAAAGACCAAACAGGCATAGACGGTGTTGCTTCTGCGGCATCATCTCTAACCGCCACTGCGGATAATGGCACTTGTATCCAAACGATTACACTTGCATCAGGCTCCCGCACCGGCTCTGTATACCTCAAGCGCATCACAGGCACAGGAACAGTACAGGTAAGTCTAGATGGCTCTACATGGTCTACTGTGGATTTATCTGATACAGAGTGGCGCAGGATAGTTCTATCTGGAACGGTAACTAATCCTACGGTAGGGATAAAGATTGCTACTAATGGCGATGCGGTGGCGATGGATTACGCACAGGTGGAAGATGGTGCGTTTGCTACTACGCCTATTCTTACTACGACTGCTACGGTGACGAGGGCGGTGGATGCTGTAAGTGTTTCTACATATACAAATAAATACTGGATGAATCAAGAGCAAGGTTCAATATTTACTGAATTTACTTTTGGAGTTGTTCCTGATACAAATTCATCGCTAATAGCATTTTCAATAGATAATGGCTCAAATAATTGGTTTAGGATATCAAGAGAAGACGGTGGTGGAAGTTATAATAGATTAAATGTTGCATATAGAACAACAATTGCGGGGTCAATAAATCAAAGTATTGCCGGAACTTTAGGCAGTATAGATTTAGCTGTTGGCAACGTGCCAGTAAAAATTGCAATAAATATGCAGCCAAACAATTACTTATTTTATCAATCTAATGAAATTGGAAGCCTACTTACTAGTTTAAAAACTCCTAACACAGTGCTTACAAAAGAAACAGCAACACTTTCTTTTTCGGCGAGTCTTAATGGATGGTATAAAAGATTTGTTTATTTTCCAAAAACATTAACTGAAAATGCGTTGCAGGAGCTAACACGGTGAAAGATTACTACCTACGCTTTCCAGACCAAGCCACTATGCTAGAAGCCTTGCGCCCACTTGGTATGACTTACATTGCCCAAGAGCCAAAGCTAGATGAGCATGGCAACTATGTTTACATTACTAAAAACTTTCAAGAGGCAGAAGTTATTTATGACGAAGAAGGCGGCGAACCTGTTGGCAGAGAACCTTTGTTTGACGACCAAGGAAACCCAGTAATGGGTGAGTGGCAAGAAAAAGTTTATGAAGATGTTGAAAAGGTTAGCCAAGGCGGTCACCAGTATGCAGCCCACGAAGTTGGGGAGCTACCTGACACAACCGGCTGGCATCTAAACCTGCGTGTGGTTGATCCTGAGTTTGATGTAAGCAGCCTAGAGCAGTATGCTGTAAGCCCTAGAAACCCAAGGTGCGTTTGGGCATGAGCTTTCCTAACTATGTAGATTTTGACTACTGGGCGTACCAATACGCAGAGGGTGATGTGCGGTCTATACAAGACGCGCAAGGGACTATCTTTGCCAACGGAGACTTGTCCGCAGCTTTAACCCTAATTACTCCTTTTCAGGCTCAGGCGTTTATCACCGCAAATGGAACTGTAACCGCAATTCCTCGGTTTATTACTCCGTTTAACGCACAGGCTAACATTACCGCGTTTGGAAACCTTACTTCAGGGCTAGGCGTTACAAGGTTTGGCGATGCTCAGATTACATCCTCGGGAACCTTAACAACCTTAATCTCAAACTTTAGACCCGGAGAGGCTTTAATAGTTTCCTCTGGTGATATGTCTGGGGATGCAATAAGGCTGCGGGTCATGTACGGAAGTGTGACATCTACCGGGACAATGACTGGGACTGCCAAAGCTACTTACGCAGGACTTGGAACTGTTTCTGGGGTTGGCAATGTAAATAGTGCGGCAAATTTTACCGCTAGCGCTAAAGGCGAAATAATTGCGTATGGCGAACTAATTGCACCTCTCTATAAATTAGGGGAGGAATGGTCTACAATTCCTGACGAACCTAATGTTTGGACTAGCGTTTTAGGCGGGTTTAAAAACAATACAGGCGGATATTCGTTTGGGTCTTTTTCAAGCGGGCCATTTAATGCTTTAAGTGGAGATTCAGACGCGACAACTATTGTTTTAGACGAATGGATACCCGCAAACAATACCACCTCCGTGTGGAGGCGAATTTCATAGCAAGGAAAAATTATGGCACTTGTCGTTAAAGATCGTGTAAGGGAGACAACAAGTTCGTCTGGAACTGGTGCAATTACTTTGCTTGGCGCAGTAAGTGGATTTCAATCATTTTCTGTAATTGGAAACTCAAATACAACTTATTATGCAATTGTTGATAATTTAAACAATACATGGGAAGTTGGTATTGGTACATATTTATCTTCTGGCCCATCTTTAAGCAGGGATACGGTTTTAGAATCTAGCAATTCTGGAAGTTTGGTTAGTTTTGGTTCTGGGTCAAAAGATGTGTTTTGTACATATCCTGCGGAACGATCTGTTTATTTTGATGCTGCAAACTCAGCAATAACAATCCCGTCTTTAAGTTCTACAACTGTAGATGCCACAACAGTAAATGCTACAACCGCAGATTTAACTAACTTAGAAGTCAGTAACTTAAAAGCTAAAGACGGAACTTCTGCTGGAAGTATTGCCAACTCTACGGGCGTGGTAACTTTAAGCTCTGTTATTTTGACAACCGCCGATATTTCTGGCGGGTCGCTTAACAATGCAACTGTTGGCGCTACCACACCTTCTACAGGGTCGTTTACCACGTTAACAGCAACTACTGGAAACATTACAACAGTAAACGCGACTCTTTTAGATTCAACCAATTTAGAAGTTACAAATTTAAAAGCCAAAGATGGAACATCGGCTGGTTCTATTGCAAATAGCACAGGTGTAGTAACGCTTGCTTCATCTGTTTTAAGTACCACAGACATAAATGGTGGAACTATAGACGGCGTAACAATTGGCGGGGCTTCTGCTGGGGCGGGAACATTTACCACAATGACCGTAAACACGGTTATAAGCAGCGGTGCTATTAGTGACGGCACAGGTAATGTAAGGCGCATTGTTCAAAACTCAAAAACCGGCGCTTACACACTTACTGCTTCAGACGCTGGAAAACATATATCGATTACAACTGGCGGAATTACTGTTAATGCGTCAATTTTCTCGGCTGGTGACGCTGTAAGTATTTACAACGATTCTGGGTCTGGTCAAACCATTACCCAAGGGAGCAATGTAACGCTTCGTCTTGCGGGAACGGCGACAACAGGAAACAGAACTCTTGCTCAGTACGGTATTGCAACACTTTTGTGTGTTACTGGCGGTGCTAACCCGGTATTTGCTTGCTCTGGGGCCGGCTTGACATGACGATCCAGCAAATGCTTTTATCTGGTGGAGGGTTTGTTCCGCAGACGACGGTGTATACGACTTCTGGCGATGGCTCTGTTACGGCCCCTGCTGGTGCAATGTCGGTTACGGTAGAGGCAATAGGTGGCGGAGGAACGGGTTTTGGTAATAACACTCCGGGAAATAGAGCTTCTGGAGGTGGCGGGCAATATGCAATATCAAACGCAAACATTTCTGTAAGCGGTGGCTCAACCATTGTTTACTATAGTGTAGGGGCTGCGGAAAACGATAGTTGGGCAAATGTTGGTGTTAATTCTGCTCCGAGTTTGTCGTCTGCAGGTTGTTTGGCAAAGGCTGGTGGTAATGCTTCTTCTGGAACGGCTGGTTCTGGCTCTGTTGCGGGGTCGGTTGGTGCGACTACTAGAAACGGCGGTAACGGAGCTACGGGAAACAACTCTGCTGGCGGTGGCGGTGCTGGAGCGTCAACTGCGGGATCTGGGTCAACTGCTGGAACCGACACAACCGGGTTAAGTCCGTTAAATTTAATGGGCGGAGGAACTGGAGGTGCTTACAATACAGGATCTGGAACAGCGCCCGGCGGTGGTGGTGGCGGATCTTCAACAACTGGCAATAATTTATCTGGCGCTATTGGAAGAGTTCGCATAACTTTTTACTAAAGGTAACAAATGAACTCACGATTTACATTTAGCGAATATCTTCCTGACCAACCGGGGGTTACAGGAGCCTTAACCAAGGCTGAGAATGTCATCTCTAAGGCTGTTGGATACGGCCCTTTCCCTACGCCTGAAAACTACTCTGATGACGCTTCTGAGAACCTTTCTAGTTTATTTGCGGCTAAAGGCGCTTCCTCTCAGGTTTTCTTGTTTGCGGGTTCTCAGGATGAACTTTTTCTTTTAGACGGAATTAACCTAGATAATGTATCCCGCCCTGCGGGGTATACGGGCGATCCAGAAGGTAAATGGCGGTTTGTTCAGTTTGGTTTAGATGTCATAGCCGCAAGCGGGAATAGCGAATTACAGTCCTTTGTGATGGGGACATCCACAACCTTTTCAGACATTACAGGTTCACCAGAGGCTCGATATGTAACCGTCGTGCGGGACTTTGTAGTCACAGGTTATCAAGATTCCAACCCGTTTAGGGTGCAATGGTCAGGCATCAATAACGCAAACACTTGGACATTTAACCAAGTAACACAGTCAGACTTTCAAGACATCCCAGATGCGGGGGTAATCCAAGGGATTACAGGAGGTGAGTACGGGCTTGTCTTCTTAGAAAAGTCTATCTATCGAATGTCGTACGTTGGAACCCCAATTATTTTCCAGTTTGATGAGATTATTCGTGGTCTAGGATGTATCGAGCCTAACTCTATCGTTCAGTACCAAGGGCAGACATTCTTTTTGTCTGATGATGGGTTTTACTCTTGCGATGGGCAGACTGTAAAACCTATCGGCGCGGAAAAGGTAGACAGATTCTTCTTGGACAACTTTGACTTGTCCTTTGGATACAAGATGTCCGCAACGGTAGACCCAGTTAGGAATATCGTTATCTGGGCTTATCCTTCTTCTCAGGCTGAAGGCAAAGTAGATAGTCTAATCATCTACAACTTCAACACAGGAAAGTGGACTACAGGAACTACAGATGTAGACTTTGTGGGAATCTCTCAAACGCCGGGTATTACCTTAGATGGTCTAGATGACATTAACCCAAGCATAGACGCTCTGCCTGCCTCTTTAGATTCTCGTCTATGGGTAGGTGGTAAGTTTGACCTTGCGGGTGGTCGTGGGGCCAAAATCATCACATTTACGGGGCCGGCCTCTACAGCGACGGTAAACACGGGAGACCTAGAGATAGAGGCTCGATTCTCTAACCTAAACCTTGTAAGACCTATTATTGATGACGGCACGGCGAATGTCGCTATCTCTAGTCGCGCAAAACTATCTGATGCCGTGTCTTTTGGCTCTTACAATGTTCCTTCTTCTGAGGATCGGGTAAGTCTTAGGGGAATGGGCAGATACCACAGACTGTCCTTTCAACCCACGGGATCTTGGTCAACTATGATCGGTGCTGATATTGAAATGCAACCACAAGGTAAACGATAATGTTTAGACGACTTCCACCTCAAGGAGCAGACCAGCGAGGCGTTGCGGAGATTGTTAATAACATTATGGATGGCAAGACCAACAATACCGGGTTTTTTGAGTTGGATACTGACAACATGCCGTTAACAGTAGACGATGCTAGGTGCGGTGGCGATTCCGTCATATTGTTAAGCCCAACAAATAGCCGAGCTTGCCAGATTATTAACCATGTGTTTATTTCCTCGGTTTCTAAAAGTGCTTTTGAGTTAGGTTTAAGAAGCGGGTCTTCTGGTAGCGGGATTGCTACTTTTAGTTATGTAATTGTCGGATGAGATACATACAGCCTAACGAGTTGCGGGACTGGTGGTCTTTTGTAAGACCGGGGTTAGAGAAGATAAAAACCAAGTCTACGGAACCGTGGATACCAGAGGATGTATACGCAGATTGTTATTCACAAAGGTCGTTGCTTTGGGTATTATTCAGTAATGACAGACCGACTTCTTTTGTGGTATTGCAGCCCGCAGGAAACTTTCTTCATGTTTGGTGCGCGTATGCCTACGAAGATGACTGTTTAGAGACCGGGTGGGAAAAGTTAAAAGAGGTAGCAAAGCAGTTTGGTTGGACAAAGATTTCGTTTGATTCTGACCGTAGGGGCTGGGATAAGGTTGCTGGAAGGCTTGGGTTTAAGCCTCGCAGATGGGTAGCTGAGATATGAACATTTCGCTGATTCCTGCGGGTTTGTTGCATGAAGTGTGGCCCAAGATTGAGCGTTATGTAGACGGTGCGGCAAAGTATACATTTGGTAGGTTTAATACCGAGGACATAAAAAAGGATTTGTTAGAGAAAGACCAGCAGTTGTGGATAGCTTTTGATGACAAAGGAATTTACGGTTTTGTTGTAACTGAAGTAATTGTTTATCCGAGAACTAAGTCTTTGGCAATGCACTTTACTGGCGGCGAAAGACTTACCAAATGGAAAGACAAGATGCTAAAAGTTTTACAAAAGTTTGCTTCAGATTGCGGGTGCGATATTATCGAATCGCATGGCAGAAAAGGCTGGGAACACATTTTTAAAGACGATGGGTTTAAGTGGAGGTTCATGTTTTATGAGCTTCCCGTGAAAAAGGAATAACTATGCGTTACGATCATTTGTCAATGCTTCCCGAGCAGGCTTTTCAGCCGCGTGGTGGATTTGGAATGACACTAGAGGGCGGCGGCAAGGGCGGAGGCGGTGGATCCAAGCCCCCCGCAAATACCACAACCACTCAGCTAATGGATCCTGCGGTTGCGCCTTATGTAACCTACGGTCTTTCGGAAGCGCAGCGTGTTTATTCTCAACCCGGCCCCGGATACTTCCCCGGACAAACCTATGTTGGCCCGTCAGGTTCTACGCAAGCCGCTTTACAAGCAGCGCAAACTCGTGCGCTACAGGGTAATCCCTTAATTCCTGCTGCGCAGCAACAAACCTTAGCAAATATCCAAGGCGCTTATTTGGGTGGAAATCCTTTCTTTCAAGGAGCGTTTGATCCTGCTGCTAGGGCCGCACAGCAGTCGTTTTATGACGCAATGGGTGGAATTGGGTCTACCTTTAGTGCGGCTGGTCGGTACGGTTCTGGCGCGATGGGCGATGTTCAAGATCGTGCTGTGGGACAGTTTGCACAGTCGCTTACAGATACCGCAGGGAAATTAGCTTATCAGAACTACGATGCCGAAAGAACGCGTCAGATGGCTGCTATGGCGGGCGCTCCTGAAATGGCTGGCGCGGACTATGCCGACATTCAGAGACTTCTCACCACGGGTCAGGCTCAAGAGGGCTATCAGCAAATGGCTCTACAAGATGCAATTAACCGATTTAACTACGAGCAAAACCTGCCGTCACTTAAACTTCAGCAGTATCTGTCTGCGGCTTATGGTTCTCCGATGGGTGGCATTACTACCCAATCTATTCCGCAAGCCCCTATGTACACCAACACAGGCGCTAATGTTTTAGGTGGTGCGCTAGGTGGTTATGCGTTAGGCGGAACTACAGGAGCTGTTGGCGGTGGTCTTTTAGGAGCGTTTCTATAATGGCTGATCCAATTACCCTTGCGATTACAGGCGCTGTTGCTGGCGCTGCGTTAAACAAAAAAGACCCGCTAAAAGGCGCTCTTATTGGGGGTACTTTGGGTTATGGCGGCGGTATGGCTTTAGGCCCGGCTGTAGGAGCTTCTGCGCCCGGTGTAGCAGGATCGGCGGGTACGGCAGGCGGGATTGGAACAAAGGTTGCAAACGCCGCTTATGGCGCTTTACCGGGTATGCAAGCAGGCGGGCAGCAAGCGGCTATGCTTGCGGCTCAGACTGGTCAATTTGGCGTTCCGGGGTTGTTATCTACGGGTGCTGCAGCATCGGGTGCGCAAGGCATTTCTCCTGTGGCTGCATCTATGTTTAACTTTGGTGCAAAAGCATCTTTGCCTAGTGCGGGCGGTAGCCAAATGCAGCAATTGGCTATGGCTAACAACATGATGCGGCCTCAACAACCACAACAGCAAGCAATGGCTCCCCCTCCTATGCCTATCAGCCGACCACAAGGGGCAAGATACCCAACGCTAGAAGAAATGCGTCAGCAACAGATGATGGCGCAAGCCGCGCCTAGATTTTCACTACTCTGAGGTAGTTATGGATGAGTTACTAAAACTTCTTTTTGGCGCAAGACCGGCTCAAGCTGCGGTACAAGAGCCGCAGGCTTTTCCTATCGCAGACCAGCCTGTATCTGTCATGGATATTCCTAGAATCAGCGAATACGAGGCAGATATGCGGATTACTCCAGCACAACAGGCTCAACCAGCGCAGCAAGAATCTGGCATGAGGTTTCCTAGCTTCTCTATGCCCAACTTTCAGATGCCCATGCCGAATGTGCCTGAGTATATGTCTGGGCTTATCGGAGACCCTGCGGCGGCGCAACAACAAGCACAGAGATCGGGCCTTCTAAACGCCGCTATTGCTCTTTTAGAAGCAGGCGGCCCACAGCCTCAGAAGCTGAGTTTAGGACAGGCTGCGGGTCGCGGATTAGGCGCGTATCAGCAAGGCGTACAGGGAACTTTTGACCAGATGCTTCAGGGTATGCTGATGAAGCAAAAACTTACCCAACAGCCAGAACTTCCGGGTGTTGTTGGTGAGTACAACGCAGCGTTAAAAGCGGGATTTATTCCACCACAAACAACGCTAACGCAATACATTGAAAGCAAGCGCCCGCCCGGAACAACCGTAAATGTTAATTCTGGGCAAGATTTAATGCCGGGGCAGAAAAAGGCTGACGAAAAGTTTGCGGATGATTATGTTTCTTGGAAAACTGGTGGCGGACAGGATATGGTTGCCCAGATTTCTCAGCTTAAACCCGTAATTAAAGACTTAGAAGAAGGAAAACCGATTACCGGTGTTGGCATCGCGGTTCAGCCCGACCTAATGCTTGCGCTTACCAATCCTAGCGCTTTGCAGTCTAGGGAACAGGTAGAAGAAGTGGTGCAAAGAAACCTGCGGGCTGTCTTGGGCGCTCAGTTTACTGAAAAAGAAGGCGAACGCTTGATTGCCCGAGCATTTAACCCCAAGCTCCCGCCAGAAGAAAACGCAAAAAGGTTGCGTAGATTGTTTCTGCAAATGGAAACCGCCGCAAACCAAAAACAAGAAATGGTTGACTATTTTGACGAGTTTGGAACCCTGCGTGGATTTAGAGGGAAAATGCCGTCTATTTCTGACTTTGTTAAGGCGATGGAAAGCGATTCTGCTACACCGCAGAGCAGTCTTGCGGATCAGGCAAAACAAGAACTGGAACGCAGACGAGGGGCTAGATAATGGATTTGTCTAAGTTTTCTGACGAAGATTTAAAAGCCATTTCTGAGGGCAACCTTTCTGGTGTGTCTGATAGTGCTTTGCAAATACTTTCTCAAGAACAAAAACCAAAAACAAATTACGGGTTTGGTCGCGCTGCCTTGCAAGGTTTAACTCTTAATTGGGCAGACGAAGCCGAAGCACGCCTTAGAGCAACTGCGGGAGAGGGTAGTTACAAAGATATCCTTGCCGATATTCAGAAAAGCAAAAAAGAGTTTGAGCGCCAATACCCAATAGGATCAACAGTAACAGAAATTGTTGGCGGCCTTCCTACAATGCTTGCGGGCGGTTTAGGCGCGGCAAGATACGCAACTATGCTTCCAAACCTTTCTAGCCGTATGGCTGCTTATACGGGAGCTGCGGCAACAGGAGCAGGAACAGGAACTATCTCTGGTGCTGGACAGGCACAGCCCGGAGAGAGGGTTGAGGGTGCAATGTTTGGCGCTGGTACTGGTGCTGCGCTAGGGCCGTTAGGCGAAGCCGCAACCAGAGGGATTTCAATGGTGGGGAAAGGGGCTGTTCAAAAAGGAAGCGAGTTTTTGGGTAGAGACCCAGTTCAGGCGTTTCAGCGCAGGGCAGACGAAAAACTAATTCAGGCACTACAAAACGATGGTTTAAGCCCTAAGCAAGTTGCGGACAAGTTAAAGTCTATTCAGCTTAGTGGATATAAGCCAGAGACTATTATTGAAGCTGCTGGCGAAAACACTCGTAGGCTTGCAGATGTTGTGGCCCAATATCCCGGTGCGGCTCAAGTGGCATCAGAACTTACAGAGCAACGGGTTGCAGGACAGGCGGGTCGAGTTATTTCTGACTTTCAGAGGGCTTTAAATTTCCAAGGCTCCGCGCTTGATTTGGCTGATGACATTACTAGAACACGGGCTTTGATTTCTAAACCTCTGTACGACAAGGCTTATGCCGAAGGCGGGGTTATTTCAAACCCAAGAATTTCTGAACTGATGAACATTCCTCAGTTTAAAGATGCTTACGCTAGGGCTGCCCGAATTGCAGCTTTGGATGGAATAGAACTTCCAGTAAACCCTGCAAACATTGACAAAGTGGGTGGGTTTGACCTTAGAACTTTAGACTACATTAAGCGCGGTCTTGATGATGTGTTGTTTACTGGAAAGCAACCAGGAAGCGGTATTGGCAGAACAGAACTTGGCAAGCTAAAAGAGCGCCGAACAGAGTTTGTTGGTTTGTTAGACAAGTATGGCCCAAAGTCTTATAAGCAGGCTAGGGGTGTTTTTGCCGGTCAAACAGAAATTCTTGATGCTTTGGAAAACGGTCAGCAGTTTGCGCGGTTGTCTCCAGATCAGCTAAGACAAGCATTTAAAGGTTTGGGTGAGGCAGAAAAAGACGCATTTAAAGCTGGAGTGTTTGATTCTGTAAAAGAAAACATTAACAAGGGTGCAGATGGCGCTGATGTGTTGCGGCGTGTATGGGCAAGCCCACAGAAAAGAGACCAGCTAAGAGTTATTGTTGGCGAGAAAAACTGGGGTGATTTGCAGAACGCTTTGGCCCGAGAAAAGATTATCCGCGCAACAGATGTAAAGATTAGCGGCGGTTCTCAAACAATGCCACGGCAACTTGCGCAGCGTGAGTTTGAGGGAACAGACGAGTTAGTTCCTCTGGTTCAGCAAAAAGGTATTATTGGCGGCGCAACAGACTATCTCTTGCGGTCAATGACAGGGCCGGGCCAGCCTACGGCTCAAGTATTAGCACCAACGCTATTTACAACCAATATGCAAAAGCAACTGAGTGAGCTTACAAGGCTTCAGAGGCTAGACGAAATGTTAAGACGACAGGCTGCTGTAAAAGCAGGCGTTGTCGGATCTGCTGCTGGTGGTCAAGGCGGCGGCTTGCTTGTAGATTAAAACGGAGCAATAAATGCCTAAGAACAAAATATCGGAATTCTCTAGCACCGCGTCTAGCAACACAGACATAGGCGGAATAAACATTGCGGAAGGGTGTCCTCCTTCTAACATAAACAATGCTATCCGTGAGCTTATGGCTCAGGTAAAAGACTTCCAGATCGGTGCGGGGGGTGATGGGCTTACTGTATCTACGCTAAATGCTACTACGGCAACAGTTACAACTGTAAGCGCTACAACTGTAAGCGCTACAACAGCAAATTTAACAACCGTAAACGCAACTAACTTAAATGTTGGTGGGGCAAATCTTTTAAATATTGTTTACCCGGTTGGTTCTATTTATATCAATGCTACAAGCTCTACAAACCCCGGCACACTTTTAGGTTTTGGGACATGGTCAGCATTTGGTGCTGGACGGGTTCTTGTTGGATTTGATGCGTCAGATTCTTTGTTTGATACTGCGGAAGAAACTGGTGGCAGCAAGGATGCAATTGTTGTAAGCCACACACACACAGCAACATCTACTGTTACTGATCCGGGGCATTTACATAACATAGAAGTTGGCGGTTCTGATGGCGCTGGAGATTTTTCGGACAACGCAACCAATTTTAGTAAAAATTTAACAACAAACAGCGCAACAACCGGAATTACAGTTGCGACAAGTATTAGCACAACTGGTTCATCTGGAACTAATGCTAACCTTCAGCCGTATATTACTGTTTATATGTGGAAGCGCACAGCATGACTGAGTGGATTGCAATAATTGCGTTTTGTGCGGGAAACCAATGCGCTTTCTGGGCTGAGACCAAAAAACCCTTTTACTCGCAAGAAGATTGTGAGAAAGCGGTACTTGTTATGGACAAGTATTTGATAGAAAATGGGGCCACAGCAACCATTCCGGGCTGTATTCCGTTAAAGTACACGAGGGTGTAGTATGAAAGAACAGTTTACAGATGCGACCATTGCCGCAGCCGCTTCTAAATCTACTTACACAGGCTCAGGCCTGATGATTACAGGATGGCTATTATCCTCTGAGGCCGCAATCCTAGTTGGTATGCTGGTCGGTATAATTGGTTTGGTGGTCAACTTCTACTACCGCTATAAGCAAGATCGCAGGGAAGAACGCGAACATCAGCTTAGAATCAAAGACCTTACAAAATGAACTTCTGGGCCTTCCCGCTTTTAATCTATTTAATGTTTAGGATCTGGATGCCGTGACTACGATAGCCGCACGATTTTCTACTAGAGAAATTGCTGCGGATTCAATGTGTAGCTCGGATGATGCTTTCTACCTTGTAGAAAAACTTAGAAAAGGCAAAGTTAGCATTTACGGCGGTTGCGGAGACTGGGATAAATTACTCAAGTTCTACCAAGCAATAGAGGCTGGTACTGAGCTTGATTCGGATGTAGATGTAACTATTCTTGAACTCAGAAACGATGGCATTTGGATATACGAAAGTACCATCATTCCTGCGCGGATCAAGAATGATTTTTGGGCGATTGGGACTGGATCAGGATATGCGATTGCGGCTATGCATTTAGGGTTATCTCCTAAAGAAGCCGTAGGTATAGCGTGTTTGTATGATACAAGCTCTCACGAACCCATAGATTCCATGACGCTAAGGAGAACCCGTGCGAGCAAAGTCAGGTGAACAAGAGTTTATTGAAATATTTAAACGCTTAAAAAGCCCTGCGTTAGTAGCAAAAGAGCTAAATAT